CTTCTTGTTGGCGCGTCATCGATTGAGCTCCATGTATGCTCTTATAAACTCTTCCGCGACCGGCGCCGTAAGGGAATTACCATAGCCGCGCAATCGTCCCACACGGTTGGTAGCCCCTGTAACCAGCGGGAATGTGCCGGGTTCAACTGGCCGGTACTTTTGGTCCCGGCACCAGATCCATTCGGCGTCGGCCCAGAAGCCGTTAGTAAAGCCTCGCCCGGTAATCTTACACCGCCCGGCACTTTCGGTCCCTTGGCCTGCATCTTCCGACTGTCGCCCTTCCAATCCCTCGACGTTGGTGATGTCCAATTCGTTAGTTTGCTCTGGCTGTGCAGCCCGTCCGCGTTCCCCCGATGTGCTCCCACGCATTCCGAGTCCTCGCTGTGCGGTGTCGCCCAGGTCGCCAGCGGAGCCACGTCCTTCAGGTTGATGCAGCCGCCTTTCGTCTTGCGCTCCTCCAGATTCCCGCTTGGTAGGCTGTCCATACAGTTCGGCGTCGGCCATGCAGCCAGCTTCGCCTTCTCGCGAAGGTTCGCTGGTGGACCGCCGTTGCGCCCTGGAATCGCCCTCCCAGCCATTGCCCTGCTCATTGCTTCGCCTGATTTCTCGCAAGGACTCGAATCGAACGCCTGCGGACTCGGCCACGAAGTACAATCGCTGCCGGATGTGCGGCGCCCCGAAGCCCGCAGCGCACAAATCCGCCGTCCCGATGGCGTAACCCGCTCCTTCCAAATCAGCCGAAACAACGTCGAGCCAAGCGAGGCCGTCTTTGGACGCAACCTGCTCGCCAAAGATTGTGTCAGGGTGTAGCTCTCGGATGAGCCTGAACCATGCGGGCCATAAGTGACGCTGATCTGAGAAGCCTCCCCGCTTCCCGCTCGCACTGAAACTCTGGCAGGGACAACTGCCTGTAAAAACGGGAGTATCGTCTGCCCATCCAGCCGCTCTAAGGGCGTAACTCCACACGCCGATCCCGGCGAAGAAGTGGCATTGGGCGAACCCGCGAAGTTCGTCGCTCTTGACTTCCTTAATGGGTCGGCCATCGACTTCCCCTTTGGCGATATGTCCCGCCTTAATCAGTTCCCGCAACCACGCCGCCGCAAATGGGTCAATCTCATTGTAATAAACTGCCATATCTATCCTGATGACGCATCAGATTTCCGCCTTTGCTTTGAGGTCCCGCAGCCAGTAAAGCATCTTGGGATTCACGTACTTCAGCGACCCGAATCTCTGAAGCCTGCTCAGCATGTCAGTCAGGAACACGCTCGATCTGGAGTCGAACAACTCTATCTGCTGTGGGTCCTCAGCCAACCAGTCACGGAGCTTCCGAGCGATCTCCGTCGCTTCCTCGTCACGCCGCTCTGGACTCTGCCCGGAATCCTGAAAGAGAGCCATATTGAGCAATATTCACTGTGCCCCTCATGCAAGAAATTCGAGCCAAAAACATATGAAGAATTCTGCAAAAAGTGCGGGACGAAATTGGTAAACGAGTGTCCCGGTTGCAACAAACCATTTTACAAAACAGGCGCTTTCTGCGGGCAATGTGGAACTCAATTACTCAGTCAGTGAGCTTGCATCCACATCTCGGGCAGAAATTGAGTTGACCGTCCGTACAGAGAGTGACGACAAATCTTTTACAGCCAGGGCAGTAAAATGCCTTCTGGTTAGATTCTTCATGACACACCGGACAATGCACTGGTATCTCCTGGATTTCTACAGCCGTAGAATTTTGGACTTGCATTGGACGAAAATCTCCCTTATCTTAGAATTGTGCCCAAGATTCTGAGAGGCCCCGGCGGGAACCGGGGCTTTTCTATTTTTTCTGCAATCCTGCCATCTCCTTTCCGTCTCAATGACCTTGGTTTCGGGCTGCGAATTCCTTTATCTTGGCAACTGGGAATTTCAGCTTCTGAACTGGTGCTCCCAATGGTATTTGGAATCCGTTAAGCCAATTGAAATTGTTTACAACATCAAACCGATTGCGCGGATTGAGCATCGCCAATCTTGACATCTCGTCGGGACTGTTCGCCGTAGGAATGACGATACATGACGGGGGCTCGTAATACTGCCAGTCATGAACCGTGCAGCTTCCCGTTGACAGAAACTCGCTCCATCTATTCTCACAATGAACTGCTGCGTATTTGAGGTTGTCAAGGGCCGGTGGGGACAAGTTAAGAAGCATTCCACCGGACCCCATGCTGCGCAGAAAAGCGATTGCGTCTTGACGGTCTTTTTCCTCTTGGTAAACGATCAAAAGAGTCAACGGCTGATCTGTAGTCAGAATCCACGGATATGGAGGTTTCAAAGCCGTTGCCAAGTAAACGTCCTTTCCTCCCAGCGAAAAGAGAAACTTGATAGATGTGAGAGGTTGGGCAGGGTGCATCGCTGGCGATTCGATAGTGGATGGCAAAATCAAATGCTGTACTGAGGCCCGGCAAGCATCGGTTATTTGCGCGGAAGCTGGAAAGCATAGACACACGAAAAGGAGTAGAGATTCAAGGGTATTTCTCATGCCGTCCCACCTTCATCTCTTTTTGGATTTCTTCTTGGCCGCTCTCTGTTTTTTCCACTTCGCTTCGCGGCGCACCAATTCATCGTGCGACACCGAGAGAACCTTGCTGAGGACTGCATCAAATTTTCCAAATTCCGAATCCTGCGTCTTCATATACATTTCCTTCAACGATAGCTGGCCAGCCAACAAATGTCATGGGGTATTCATTGCGAAGGATGATTGATGCCACCCGCCTGAGAAGCGCCTCATTATAGTGGATGACATGATAATTCTGGTCATGCATCAATTCATAACAATCCTTTCGTGGCCTCAAATTCCGCTTCAATCTGCGCACGTGATCGGTGTACCATTGCCAGGCAATTAAGTCAGCGGCTTGTACTGGCCTTACTTTCCGTTTATCAACAAATGAATGGGCTACATATCTGTGTTTAGCTCGTAGATTTTTGTCGGTGAAAATCTCGTTCATGATGCCGTTTGCTTCTGTTTGGCTCCTGTGGCCAGCCTCAAAAAAGTAGGCGATATCACCATTGTAGTTGTTCTTATTGGCCCACCATTGGACTGCCGTCAAACATGCGTGGGCACAGAAACTATACGCGCTTCCGATGGCCTTAGAATTTGGCATGATGTCGGCAAATTGCCTGGGTTCTACAGTGACCGCTAGACCGCATGAGATGCTCCGTTTGATAATCGCAATCATCTCTTTCTCGATATCAATACGGTCCTCTTTTAGTAATGACGAAAACGGACGGCTACCATGAGCGCAGGCCGACATTCGAAAGAATGGGAGATTAGAGTTGTCGAGGACTTTTTCCCAATCTGAATCCAAACTCTTACAAGCTTCTTTTTCGATAACATACCCAGCAACACAAAGGACCAGAGAAGTATCACTTGAACCGCTCTCATCGAAATATGCCTCAACTAGCTGCACGGCATATCCTCCGGTCGGAAGCAAGATGTCTAGGAGTCGCGATATTAGAATACTCATCGCGCACCCCCGCGTTGCGCTGGCGCATCATCGACACCCGCGCTATTATCTTGACTCTGCTGACTGGGCGAGTCACGTAAATTATTGCCCTTATAAGCTGGGAATGCATCCAATGCCCTAGAACCTTTCAGTGTAATAAGCAGAGGTCCAAGCTTTGCGGCGAAAACTCGACCGCGATTCAGACCGGTTTTCACTTTACGGATTCGCATGCCTTTTCTCCGTGTCCGTTATAACAGACTTTCTGAGAGCGTGGCCGGATAGCATTTTTCGGTGACGTTCCTTCCACCTAAGCGATGTGACGTTCTATCCACACCCGAGGACTTCTACACTCGCCAGCGGTCACTCCGGCAGGCACTGGACGCCGCACGCTCTCATTATAGTCGGGGCCGCCGGAGGGGATCACTCCATGCTCCACCTACGCCAGTTGGTGGACAGCGGCCCCGCAAGCTCAATCGTTCTCTTCACCGTCTTTGGCGATCCTTACCTTCACCGTCTCTTCTTCGGCCACGATCTTGATGGTGACCTTGCCGTGAGAATATTCGGTTTTCTTGTTCTTCTTCATGGCCTTCAGCAGCAGCCCCTTCAGATCAACCTCTTGCACGGTGAGCGCCTGCCGCTGGTCTCGAATGCGCGTGTACTTTTTTGCAAGTTGTTCGAGTTCCTCTATGGCTGGCTCTTCCATCCCCGGCAATCTATCGCTTTCCCCTTTGTCTTTTGCCATGTTCTTCTCCTCGCCAGGCCGCCTTACTGTGATGGATCATTGGCGGCCATGGCCTTCGTATCAGGTTCCAAATACTGTTGCGCCTTGTTGACGAACTTCGTGAACGCGCTGAGGAAAACCAGCTCGGCCTCTCCGGTCGGCCCGTTGCGCTGTTTGGCGATGCTGACCGCAGTCAAGATGCCTCCGTAACCCTCAGCATCGTCATCACCGTCTTCAGTTCCCTTGACTTTCTTCGGATACCGGAACAGGAATATCACCACGTCGGCGTCTTGTTCGATTGCCCCGCTCTCCCGAAGGTCAGACAATTGAGGTTTCGGTCCGCGCCGCATCTCCGGGGCCCGGTTAAGCTGCGAGAGAGCCAGTACCGGAAGCTGAAGCTCCTTGGCCATCGCTTTCAATCCGCGCGAGATAGACGAGATTTCCTGAGTACGGTTCTCGCCCTGTCCCTTCATGAGTTGGAGATAGTCCACGATGACAAGACATATCTTCTTCTCGTTTTTGAGCCTCCGCGCTTTGACCCGCATCTCGGGGATACTCAGCGTTGGCGAATCGTCGATGTAGAGCGGAGCGTTGTCCAGTCTTCCAAGAGCGCTGACGAGCTTTTTCCAATCTTCTTTAGCGGCGAATCCACTTCGCAGCTTGTGAGAATTGACTTCGCCCTCAGCGCACAAGAGCCGGATTAGCAACGGCGAGACTCCCATCTCAAGGGAGAAAATCCCTACGCCCTTTCTCTCCTGAACAGACGCATGCGCCGCGATGTTCAAGGCAAGCGCTGTTTTTCCCATCGACGGCCTGGCGGCGAGAACGATCAAGTCGCTGTTGTGCAGGCATCCGATCATGGCGTCCAGATCACAGAATCCGGTCTCCACTCCGTCGCCTTTGGGCCCGCCTTCCATGAGCCCATCAATCGTGCCGAAACTTCCGCGGACAGCTTCACCCACGCTCACGAAGCGCGATGCGATGCGCTGCTCGACGATGTCGTAGAGTTGAGACTGCGCCAGCTCGACAAGCTGCGTGGCATCCTCCACGCCCTCGAGCGCCCTGGCCACCGTGTTGCTGGAGATGTTGATGACCCGGCGGATCGTGGCCTTCTCCCTCACGATCCGGCAGTATTCTGACACCGCGATCGAGGTTCCAATGGGAACCCCGTCCGTCAGAGCCGCAAGATACGCCGCACCGCCAGCTTTCTCCATGAGTCCGTCTCGGGAAAGTTCTTCGCTCAGTGTCACGAGGTCGATCTTGTGCCCGGTCTCTGCGAGGTCCACCATGCGCTGAAAAACAAGGCGATGAGCCTCAGAGAAGAAATCTTCTTGTGCGCAACCGCCCTCCAGCACGAGATCAAGCGCCGTGTTATCTAGGAGCACGGAGCCCAGCAGAGCTCGCTCGGCTTCCAAATTGTGAGGTGCGGTGCGCTCAGCAGTTTGTTGGCGGTTCTGCTGCCGGCTGTCCCGTTGTTCCAACATTATTGATTCCGTCCATCATGCGCTGTTTTAGTTCTAGCCGTGCATTCTCGGCCTTGTACTGCTCAATCAATCTTTGGCCGGTCGGAGCGCTGTCATGGCGCTCGAATATCTGACCCTGCGGAGAGTCATCCTCCCTAACCGTGAAAACTCCTTGCCAAGCTCGTTGAGTTGATTGGTCAAGACAGGCGATGGGATCGTGTCCTTGCCTCTTTAGCTTGGTCAACGTTGAGATGGTAAGCCGCCTCGCTCGATCGGTGAGAGGCTTTCGGATTTTCTTGCGCATCTCTTCAAATCCCATCCATGCTTCCTGTGGTATCCAGTCAGGAAGAACAAAGGACGCTGATTCTCTTATTGATGTAGTCTTTGAGGTAATCTCTGATTCTTTATAGATTTCACTTTTTGTAGAAGCTGGGTTGCCGCTTTTGGATTGTCCAGTTTTACCTTTTTGTCGAATCAAGTTTCCTCCAGGACAGGCTTTCAGAAAAGAGCGAAACGCCGTCTTGTCTATCCTGAAGTATAACTGACAAGGAATGCCGCGTCTTTCCTCTTTCCAGAAACCCAGTTCTCGGAGCTTAACTCTGGCGCCTTCCTGCTCTCGGCGCGTCATGGCGATCTCTTCTTGCCATTCATCGGCCGATTTGTAGAACCATCCATCTGGATCTTGGGTTCTAGCAGTCCAATACCAAGCCTGACCGAGCATCAGAGCAGCGGTTATGCTGCCCGTTAGATGAACTAAAGAACGATGAAAAGCGATTGGCGTCTCAAAGATCGTTTCAATATCCACTTAGACATCACCTCAAATTGAGATGGTCTGGCGGGTCTGATTGGAAAGGGATTTGACCTTTCCAGCAGGGAAGTTGCCGGGGAGCCTGCTGGTACTCCCCGGCGATCCTCAAAGGCCCGGAGGCCGCCGCCACTCCGTCGAGGGCGACATCTCTATTTCTAACATTTCTCGCCTGCGCAAGTCCAGAACTATTTTATGTCCTACCTCTCCAGTACGACCGGTCATGGTCTCCTCTTTCAGATCTAAACTTCCAGCCTCGAGAAAGTCGCCTCAGAAATGATTGGCGAGACTCTTCATCGTTACAGGCCAACAGATCGGCAGTTTCGCTTTCCGAAGCATAGCCGATGAGAATATCCTTGAGTTTCATGGAAATCCATGGGTCCGGCATTTTGTTGAGAGTAATTTCTGCCGGATCATATGTCTTAATGCGCTCTAAGTTATCATCTTGGAGGATCACGAACACACTATACTGTCCTGGTTCGACTTGAAATGGGACAAGCACCATGTTTCACCTCAATTCAGAATGCCGTGATTGCCAATGCGCCTTGTATTCCGCTTCCACTGAGGTCGAGAACAGGCAGCGCGGACAGCAGAAGACAAGCATCCTTGGCCTTTGCCGGTTCCTCATCTGGCTTCTGTAAACTCGATTCTCGACCAGACTTCGGGTCTTCCATCTTAGCGGCGTTCCGCTCATGGCTTGATCTTCGCTTCCGAGGTTTTCAATCCCGCGATCACGCGCATCAGAGGCAAGATGCTGCGACTTCCACACGCCAAGCAATGCCCGTTGGTCGTGAACCTATTATCGCCATCCCGAATGCGAACCACCTCTCCACAGTTCACACAAAAGACGCTCTCGGTCGCCGGAAAGTGCTCCACGGGAACCCATGCTCTCGGCTTCGCGCTGTTATAAGGCCAGCTCAACAGTTCTTCTCCGTCACCAATCGACAGTAAGCGGCCCACAGAACTTGAAGGGCACGCTCTTCTGAATTGCTATCCTCTTGAAAAACAGCGATGCCATTCAGATGCCCAATCGCGTGCAGGATCGTCTTGCGCGGCTCCTGGTCAAGAATCTCCGCAGCCAAGAGCTCGTTGTATCTGTCCGGCACGTTCTCGATGTGTTGAACCGCCATGATGAACCTCTCTTCAAGGGTTGGGGCGGGTTCTCCTCGTGAGCTGAGAGCCTAAATGAGTCAGCAAGTCTCGGAGTGTCCCGCCCACATGTCACTCGAACATCCATTTCACGACCGCCGCCAGCGCAAGCAACGACACGATGAACATGGAGCACCCGAACAAGCGGTCAATGGCGCGTTTTTCTAATTTCACGGCATGTTCATCTTTCCGGCCCTGCTTGTATGCGCTGTCCACGTCACGGTTGTAAGCCTGTTCGCTGACGTAGACCCGCTCTTTCTTGCGCTTCAAATCGGTCAGGGTTATCCAGTCAAAGAGAAGGAAGTCGTCACCGGAAGCCAGAGGCTTTTCTGCAACTCTGGTTCGCTCGGCGGCAACAAGATCATCCCAGGCTGACTTGGCTTCTTGATTTTCTGCCATGACTTGAAACCTCCGCGTCATCAAAGAGTCTGCCTTGACCAGCAGCTTCGAACCTTCCGCGCAACGTCCGAAGATCGAAGCCTTTGATCTTGGCCTGCTTCATTTCCTGTTCCGACATGCCCTTGCCATGTCCCGCTCCCTTGCACGAGCACCGGTCGGGGTGATTGATTTCACTCCGCCGATGCGGAGCAGCCGCAAGTCTTCACCGTCCTTGGCCCATAACATCAGCTCAGGGCCAACGGCGAATTTCACTCTCCATTGCTTCAGAACCATTTGAGCCATCATTAATCCTTTCGTGCGGCATTTAGAAGATACCGAGCCAAAGATGCGGCTCCCCGGACATCGGTCAGGGCGTCGTGAGCATTTCCTCCGATTTCGATCCCAAAGATATGTAGTAACGTGGACAGTTGATAATTTTCTGGCTGAGACTTCCCGACGTGCCACCACAGCGCGAGTTGCAGAGTATCAAGCACTAAAGGATGAGCTGGCAGAAATCGTTCGCCGTACATCTTACGCAGCCGCGGCATGTCAAACGTCACAGCGTTATGGCCCGCGAGTCTGGCCACTGAATACGGATTCCCGGTTCGCTTGCTCACCATTTCGATACACTTGTGATGACAAAGAAATCTATCAAAATGAGCCAGCGCCATAGCTTCGGTAACCGCATCCTTCGCCCACACGGCGCGATCGTAGTGATTGATTTCGAGCGCTTTCGAATCAGCCAGAGATTCATCAAAGAAAATCTTCTTCTCAAAAGTCTCGGTCTCGCACCAGTTGTCATCAACAGCTATAGCGGCTAGTTGGATGTTCGGCTGCGTTTCGAGCACGCCCGCAGTTTCGAAGTCAAAGAATACGATTTCCATTGCTTCCTCTCTATTCTCATCTCTGCGTCAACTTCTGTCTCGGAGTGAACGTAATCCCCGGAATCTTCAGCGCCGTTCCTTGTCCCAATGCGGCTTTCTTGATGCGCGGGTACCAGTCGGGATCCAGAAGATGCTCGTCTGGAGGCAGCAGCCATTCGGCAGGGATCGCTCTCGGATCGTCGATCTTCACGTCATAGACCGTTTGCTTGCCCTGTCCCTTCACCTTCGGAGTCTCGGCTTGAGCCACGGCCGTTGACACCGGCCTGGCAACTGGAGCGGGCGGAGGCGGCGGAGCAGCCACCACGACCGGCTCGTTCATCTTGCCTTCCAGTATCTCCACCGCGTCCTGTCTGCCGAGGTTCTTGGCCGTCTGGATGGCTTCGGCCAGCTCCGCATCCTGCTTCGCCTTCTCCTCAGCCAGCAGCTTCTCGCGCAGAAGGTTTTCAAGCGTGTTCACCTCCAGATCCGTCACCTGGTCAATCGGGTTGTCAAGGATGCTTTGGAGTGTTTCGAGTTGATAGCCATGCTCAACGAGCAGCGTCATCCAGTGCTTCGCTCGGTCGGTCCTGTCAAGCTGTTCGTTGATCAGGCGCTGCTTGACTTCCGCCTCTCTCTTCCTGCGCTCCTGCTCGTCTTGCCATCGCAGCACGGCACCTTCCAGCTTAGCCCGCGCCATTTCGATCCGCTCAGCAGCCTCCGCACGCCCCTGCGTCGTCGCCTTGTGCAGCTTATCAAGCAGCCCGGCGAGCGGGCCATACAGATCATCAAGGCTCACCGTCCCCACCGTCGTCTCGGCCGCGACCGCGATCCTCTGCCCGACGCCGTCCATGATCCCCAGGCTCACCCGAACGCGGAAACGATTCGGGTCTGACATCTCACCCTTTTTGGCGATCAGGCTTCTCAGCAGCTTCCTGTGCTCCGAGGCGCCCAAGTACATTGTGGCGTCGGTGATGTTCTGCCACGAGCTCGCCTTCTCGATCTGGACTGCTATGTTCTCGTGGAGAGTCTGGCCTATTGATGCGGTGATCGCCGCCGCAAGCTCTCCCAAGGCTCCTGATGTAATGACTATGGGACCGGCGACTTCCGCCGGCTCCGCCCTCACGATGTCCGTTATCCTGTTCTCCTGGACTTCCGCTTTCGCCATCTGTGTTTCCCCCTTCGATTCCGTGGCTGGCGTCGTCTGCCGCTCGCGGTTTTTCAGTTTGTTCATCGCCAAAGAATAAACAACATCTGTTGCGCCGTGATACGTCCACGACTTCCGAGCAAGTAAATGGTCAACCCCGAAAGCTCTTTTCTCATCCGGCGTCAACTGCTTTGCAAGTTCTTCAACTTCAGCGCGTGTCGCCATAAGCGTTCATTGTCCAGACTGCTATTGCGAGCGACCATAGAAACACGTTGCGGTCGTTCGGGTCCGTGAACGGGACGAGCCGTCCGCACTTCCCGCTCGAGAAAAGCTGCGCCGCCCAGCGCGTGTACTTGAAAGGCCGGTCGGTCGGTGGCCCGAAGGTCTGCATGAGCGCCTCTTCCTGGCCCGCGAGCTGCGGCCCCCAGTATGGCTCAACCACCTTCGGGGTTTTCAGTTCGATGATCGCTTGAGCACCAGCCAGCAAGCCGACGCGGTCGAGCGTCGTGGCGAAGTCGGTTATGCCGGACTTGGCGAACAAGGTATGCTCGATCAGGACGGGCACGAAATCGCATTCGCGCTTCAGCTTCTCCCAGGACAGGCAGAAGCCCCGGACTTCGCGGCTCACGGCGTCGTAGGGCTCGACCCACTCGCGCGACGCCGCGTCCCAGGTCAAGCCGTTCACGTCAAGGATGGCCGTTGCCTTGTGCACCGCGCTCCCGATCTCTGCGCGCCGAGCCCAGGCAGAGGGCTTGCCAGCCCACCGCCTGACCCTGGACGCGCTCAGCGCCTCGGTGACGCTGACGATGCGAAGATTGTTCTTCCAATAACCATTCGGGGGACGACTCACGTTTCCATCCTCTTCCCTTGACTTACGCCGCAGGTCCGTTGGCCAGCGCGTTGAGGATCGCCGGAAGATCAACAGATTTGATCTTAGTAACCGAATCGATCTCGTAAGGCTTGCTCTTCAGCAGTAGATGAAGTGCATCGTCAGGCTTGCCACTTCCCACGGCCCAACCCTTCTTGCGCGCCATCTGCCACACAAGCCCTTTCTCCTGGTCGCTGATCGTCTTCCCGCCGGTCCCTAGCGACTCGCTGATCGGCTTTCCGTTGCTCGTCGGAGGCGGAGCACCATTGCCTTGCGCTGCGGCAACTGGTTTCTCGTTCGTACTGGCAGCGGGAGCCGGTCCCGATGGCTGCTTCTTTCCAGAATCAGCCGATGCCTCTTTCTTACCGAGGTATTCGGCCCAGGTCGAGTTGCCGTCGTCAATGCTCTTGTAGATACCACGGAGTTTCTTGATCTCGGCAGGGCTGGCCGAACTCAATCCGTGACCCAAAAACGATTCTAGTTCTGCAACCTGAACGCCGATGCTGTCGAATGCTGATATGATGCGTTTGTTCTCGGCATCGGGGTCTTTCTTCGCCTCCGAAGCCAGCGTTTTGTCCACGGATTGCATCGCATCGTCAATGAAGTCGGAAGGAATCAAGTTCAAGATCGCATTGCGGATCAGGAACGCTCCTCGACGCGAGGTGGTTTCCCTTAGGCCACGCTCGTTCAACGGTTCCCAGCCTCCGCCCTTGACGTAGCCCATCTTCGTGAACGTATCCTGATAGGCAGGGCGAGCATTCGTCTCCAGATCATATGCCCAACCTTCGATGGTGCGCGTGTCATCTCCGTCCGCGATGATCGTGATTCCCCAGCGGATGTTACCCCACAAGCGTCCAGCTTCACGAGCGAGCTTAACGCTAGGACCGATGATGTCTACCTTGCGCTGTTCCTCAGAAGACCATCTCGGAAACGAGTATTGCGCATCCTCGGCAAAGCTGGTGCGTTCGCAGGCATGCATCAGCTTCTGGTATGCCTGCTGCTCATTTCGCGGGAACTTCCGAGCCACGATGATCGCGCTCTGGATGTCAATCCTGGCCTCTTCCGCCAAGCGCTCGGGCGCGATCTCGTCTGTCTGGCTGGTCTGACGCGCCAGCCCGTCGTCTCTCTCTTTCTTCGTCGCCATGCTTTCCTCCCATGCGGGTATCCCTTGGCGCTGTCACCGGAACAGGTTCAGCCGCCTGCCCGCGCTATCAATCATCCAGTTCGCATTTGTCCGGCTCATGCGTAGCATGGCCACACTTCCCACACACCTCGCTCAAATAGAGTGCAGCCTGAGCCTCAGTCAAGTCCTTTACAAAGTGCATCATCCTTAATGTCCAATCCGATTTTTCGTCACTGGCGATGTTGCGGATCAATGTGCCATCCTCAATGCGCTCCATCATAAACTTAAGTGAATTGCGCAGTCTTGGCGCCGACCTGTGAAGATCACAGTGGACAATCTTGAAAGCAATCGGATGGCCTTCAGGGATTGCGATTGGTTCCAGCTTGCAAAAGCATCCCTCGCAGGGAAATTCTAGTTTATAGGCTAGCTTGTTCAAAAATAATTCGCTCATTCATCCTCGCTTCTGCCCCCTCGCCAGCTTTCGCCTGGGGACTTTTCCTGTTTGCCCCGGTCGGTGCCGGGGCTCACACTCAGAAGTTGATCTCGAGGATCTTGCCAGCGGCGCGGTCAATGTTATTACGCTGGTCTGTAAAGGGGATGGTTTGTGAATGCCGGGTTATACCCTGCGTGATTCCCCAAGGCGTCCGCGGATCGCCGTCTTGCGCCGGGAGAACCGCATCATAACCAGCCTCGATCACCTTGCGGGTCAGATTCAGCGAACGTAAGCCAAAGAGCTTGTCTAAGACTTCCTCTTTGGTGGCCGCGATCATGCGCGATTTCGCACGCGCAATCTTGGCCTCTTCATCGCTGGCCGATTCCTCGGCATATCGCCGTATCTCCGTGGCCCAAAGCCCCCACTTCTCGCGCGCCTCGCCCACGTGCCGGATACTGATGTCTGTTACCTGCGTAGCTCCCCAAATGATGTGATTCCCACACATAGCGCGATAGAGGAAGCGGGTCAATTTGAGTGCCGCAGCGCCGACCTCAGAATTTTCCACGATGACGCCGCGTTTCAAGCTGTCAGGATTGCCTGGCTCTGAGATGGTAATATTTGAGTTGCAGAGAAAGGCAAACATATCATGATCGCTGGCATATAGAGCCGGGAAGTCATCCGGGCTGCTGTTGAAGTCCGGGCGCGCTGGCTGCCACCCTTTGTCAGCCAGCGTAAGCATCCTATCAGCGACTTCATAGTTCCAAATTCGGGTGTACTTATCGCTCGTGAAGGCGCGCAGCAGCAAGCCGCCGTTTGTGTGGAAGAGAAGCTGGCCTTTGCCTTCGGGTGGCTTGTTTGCCAATCCATAATTGAGATTCTGCGCCGCCAGGGTGGCCGGAATCCTTTGCAGATATTCGGCAGGGGCCTGAACCATGCGGCAAAGCTGGCCGAATGCCCAATTTGTGAAGGTTGCCGGAACGTTCGCCCGGCCCACGAGTTGAACATCATCATCGACTGCTTGAACGCGAACGTCGCTGTACGGAATTTCCTTTGTGCCAGCCTGGCTAGCGTATTTCTTTGTGGCTGAGTAAAGAGTCGGAAGATCACTGAATCTTTCATCTGCTGGTCGTTCTGCCCATTGCCTGTGCGCTTTGAAAAGTTCCATCTGAGTTCTCCTTGTCGCCCGACTGTGGCTTTGATCGTGCTCGCCTACCGTGGGCGGGAACGCTGAGCGTTCCGGCTCCTGCCCCCATTGGAGGCAGGCCGCAACGTTCATTTCTCTTTTTGTTCCGCCTTGCTGCGGTTCGCAATCGCCTCCTTCAGGAGTTGCACAATCAGCGGCTCCATCCTCATACCTGTTTCCGCCGCTATCATTCTGATTGTCTTGCGGAGTTCAGCGGGAATTTTATAATTGATCGTGACGTTTGCTGCCTTCATATCTCCTCCATGCAAGCAATTATCAATTATCCTTCTTAGGTTGTCAAGAGAAATCTTAAATTGCCTAAAGAATTATTAGAGCAAGTTGAGTGCCACAATTCAAGTACAAATAGCCTATAAGATTCATGAATGTTTGGTATGCTCCCGATTCCCATAGCCCCCAAAAATCCGCCTACCCACGAGTGGCCTCGAATCGCGGTGTACGCCCCTGTGAACAGAAAGGCTAAGCTGAGAATGAACGCGAAAATCTGACCGATCCTAGCCTCAGCGAACTGTCTGCGCATTCCGTCAATGTTTGCTTCTACCATCTTTGATTCCAAGGCTCTACGGTGATTACCTTCTTCTCTAAACGCTGATACTAACTCTTTTGCGCAGCCAGGACAGATTTCATCGTATTGTCTTAGGATAGATGGCGGGGGTAATGGCCCGATATAGCTCGCAGAGACCATTACTCCCCGGAGTTTTTCATCGGGCAGCGGAGAGGGTTTTAGTGCGCTCGGGTTGGTTGGAGGGTTCGACACGCAGTTCTTCGGGACCGCATTTCAGAATTGCTCTTTGCACATCCGTGCCAAGAACATACCAATCTCTAATCAGTCCTTCCCATTCGTTGTCCCCAGGTAACCTTAACCATTTAAGGTAGCTAGTCTGCGGAAACAAGGTTAGGGACGCCATGCCTTGGGTAAAGGCAGCGAAAAAATTGGGACTTATATACATAACTCCCTCACGTTGAAAACAAAGGAAATATAGTACTTGACTCCCTTGAGGGAATCAACTACTATACTGGTGAGGAGAGAAAGCAAATGAGCAAATCCACCATAAGCACTTTCAAGCTTTTCGAGACATTCCCGAATGAAGAGTCTGCTAGGCTCTACCTTGAGGGCCGCTGGACCGCATAACGGATGCGGTCCTTGCCTACCATCCAAAGCCGAAGAAACCAAAGAAGGTGAAACGTGCAGCACATCATTAGCCTCGGAGCAGGTGTGCAATCTTCCACAATGGCACTGATGGCCGCCTGTGGGGAACTTAGCCCGATGCCCTATGCGGCCATTTTCGCTGACACTCAAGACGAGCCTGCGGAAGTTTATTCTCATCTTGCGTGGCTCCAGTCTATGTTGCCGTTCCCAGTGTACATCACCACAAGAGGGAAACTCAGCGAGCAATTGCTCAAGGGCAACCACATGGCCCGCATTCCGTTCTTTATAAAGGCAGGGGGGCTCGTTAAGAGACAATGCACTAGGAATTTCAAAATCCGCCCGATACGTAGGAAGGTTCGAGAAATTCTTGGATTCAGCCCGCGTTCGTACATAGCCCCAGGCTCAGTCAGCCAATGGATAGGAATCTCAACCGATGAGGCTGACAGGATGAAGCCCTCCGGTGTCAAGTTCATAGTGAATCGGTGGCCGCTCTTGGAAGATAGCGTCATGATGAGCCGGGAAGAGTGTAAGCGATGGCTTTGGGACAGGTTCCACCGTTCAGCCCCTAAGTCTGCCTGCAAACAATGCCCGTTCCAAGATGATGATCACCTGCTCCATCTGAAAGAGACGGACCCTGCGGCCTTCACTGAACTTATCTCCTTTGATGCGAGGCTCCGAAGTCCTGAAATGATTGGCCATTTTCGTGGCGAAGTCTTTGTCCATTCTTCCAGGGTTCCACTCGTACAGATTGACCTTGCTGGCCTAGTGGCGAACAAGCAAAGAAGAAAAAGTGGATACTTGTTCACGAATGAATGTGAAGGTATGTGTGGATTATGAGCCGCTCTTCGTAATGTCGGCGTGAAAGCAACAAGAAAGTCGTTATGGATGCTAGTCTCAATCACGGGAGTCATGTATATAAGTCCCCATTTTTTCGCGCAAATCCCGAGAGACCACATGGCTGGTCCTGAGTTGTCAGGTCAATTTGTGTGGGATCGAATTGGAGGGCAAATTTCATTTCCCGCCAGAGTCGGGATTCTGGGGCCAGTCTCTGGTCTGGCCCCGAAATTCAATCCTTGCCACCGGAGCGCGACTTCCAATGACAAGATCATCCTACAAAACAAATTCGCAATTGTAAAGCGAAATCTTCGTTGCGGAAAAGTCAATTATAACGGACATCTGGAGCTCAACCGCAGGCCCGAATCAGCCAGCCGGTGAGGTTTCCAGCCAACGAGGGATTGGCCTGCACGTCCTTGATGTAGTAAAGCACCCGAGCAACCCGAAGCCTGGGAAGGATGTCGTTCTCCGCGCAGCCGTTGAGGTGCGAGATCGTGTCTGGCCCGATCTCGCCATCCTCAATCACAGTCCCGGCCCGGTATAGGTTGATCGCCTGCTGGATGACGTGGGCTCCGGCACCCAAGCCCGGATTCACCAAGCAGTCGCCGCAGGCGTTCGCAACGTCCTGATCGCGAAGCTGGTCGAGGTGATAGGGCAGAACGTACTCCTGAAGATAGATGCTGCGGGCGTCCAGAAGAGAGAGGTTGGCAACATCCAGGTCGGGATGGAAGCGGCTGGCGATGCCCCAGCGCGTGACTCCCCCGGTATCGGTCGTGACTTTTCCACTCAGCGTGGGATCTTCGTGGGAAAGGATGAAGTCTACGATCTGATTGATTGAGGTCATCTTGTTGACCTTTCAAGACTTAGGCGGCGCGTCCAGCATGGTGGGATGTAAGGTAGGGTCATTTCGATTTGGTTCATAGGGCGTTTTTTTGGCAGGAGACGCGCCGACCGTAAGAGTTTGGACATAAGAGCCAGACTTTGCGCTGCAATGGGCTGCCGTGAGGCTACAAGGCAATCCCAGCGTCATTGCATCAAAAAAGGTATCTCTACTTGGCAATCAGCTTTCCCGCCGCCTTCAAGTCGGCAAGTTTGGCCGCAATCTTCTTCCGGTAGTGAAGCCACAGATAGGCCGCGTTCTCCAAGACGACGCAAACCAATCCTCCGATAAGAAAGACTTTCAGATCATGCGGCATATCCTACTCCTTTTTCTCTGGCACGGAAAACTCATCCCGCGCTGGCGGTATTTCCTTCCGCATCCCAGGCACCAGAATCGAAATCTTGTCCAAAATCGAATCGACGAAATAGCCGAAGATGCCCGCCGTCGCGGGATTGAGGGGAAACGGATCACTGCTGATGTTGAAGCCTGTCACTGAGACCAACCTTGCAATCGCCTTGGAGAACATGGCGGCGTTGGAGTGCCAGAGCATGAAGCCCATCGAGGCTAGAAAGACTCGAATCAGGATGGGGATGCCATGTAGACGAAAGAACTGGCCGTACGTTGCGATGCCGCTCAGCTTCGAGGT